CACAGGTGATTTCCGCACGCTGGAATGGGACTGATAGCGTGATAAACATTACCTGCACTCCGCGAACCGTAAATCCCGACCAGATCAGTGTCACTGTCAGCCCTACCTTGAGCTCGATTACACCTGATACCGGACCGGCAAACACTGACGTGACCATCGATGTTGCCGGCACCGACTTTGATCCCGGCGCGATGACGGTATTTGGCAACGCTTTCATTTATCCAGCTGTGCCGGCTACCCCAACAGATATGAGCGTGGACGTCGGTGCGCTAAACCTGCAATTTCCTGGCACTCTCCAGGTCAAGGTCCGCAACAGCGACGGCACAGATAGTAACGCATTGCCGTTTACGGCAACTTAAAACTGAGCCTGCGAAGAGGCTTTGTATCTTCGACGGAGACAAACAAATATGAATGGAGATCCACAAGTTCAGGAAGGGCAAGGTCCGGAAACCCTTGCGGCACCCGCGCCAGGCACGGCGGTTTTAGGCACTGCAACCATCGCCTCATTGTTTACTCTTGCATACAGTACGCTGAGCGGCGATCTCGGGACGCCCACCTACAAGTGGATCGATCCATTTACGATCCAAGCAAACTTTGTGGCCGGCACAACCGATAATGCTAAGTGCAGCATCATCAATTGCCGATTTGAGGCGCGCGCCCTTGTGCCGAGCACGATTGCACCTTGAGGAACACTCGCTATGGAAGAACAATTACGCCGAATTGCAGATGCGCTGGAAGGCATTCAGCAAGCATTGACGGTCGATAAAAACCATGATGATCAAGTAAATTTTTACGAACTGGTACGTCAAAGTTGTAACGCTGTATGTAATATCGACGAAACTTTAAACGAAAACATTCTTCAAGCCGTAAAAATAGAGCGATGACTTATGGCTTCTACAATTATCCGAAGCGCCTGGGTAAGACCCGGCAGTCACTCTAACCTGAAGCTCGACACCACGACTGGTTTGACTGTCGGCCAAACGATCGCAGTTGGCACAAAGTACAATGCGGTTGTTGAAATGTTTTTGCCGTATAACCAGATCAGAGTTCGAACCCTCCCATTGTCTGCGCCTGGATCTTTCGGGCTGATTTACAGGAAGGGTGTGACGGTTGCCTAAAGATGACAGCCAAAGTCCCGTTTTTACTTAAGTGTTGACAGAGCTGTGCCCGCGGTCCTATTCCCCACCCCCGTGGGGATGGACCATTTACGAGAAAATCGTAGACGATCTATTATCCGCGGGCACAACTCTGCGATCACATTAAATGCCCAACTCTGAGATATATGAGAAAATCGTAGACGATCTCGAGGATCGCAATGCCTACGAGCGCCGCCAGATTCTCTGGGCCCGGATGCGCAAAGAAGGAGTCAAGCGGCCGCGCAAACCTTGGCCAGGCGCCGCTGATGCCCACGTGCCTATCGGTGACACGATAATCTCCAAGCTCAAAGCCTACTACATTCAATGGATTTTCGGGCCTGAGCTTCTGGCCAGTTTCTATGCCCTCGAAGATCAAGGCGACAGCTACACCGATTCGGTCGCGCAATGGTTCGATTATCAGGTTCGCGAGGGTAGCAATTTTCCAAACGCGGCAATTTGCGCCATCGATTCGTTACTGCAAAATGGCAGCGGATTTTTAAAGCCCTATTGGGACGCTGACAAAGAACGGCTGGCTTTCGCCAGTGTGCATCCGTACTTCATTATCACGCCGCCGTGGACACAGGAAATCAACGAGGCTGATCGGCTGGTGCACGTGATGCACTTGAGCGAAGACCAGTATCGGCGAAGTGCCGGAGCCATAGGCTATAATACCGACGAGGATTACATCAAGACCATCACGGGCGAGGGCAAGCCCGACAGCAAATATCAGCAAGCTCGCTACATTGCCGAAGGCTTGAGCCATAGCCGGTTAAAGGATCTGATTATTCTTTGGGAAGTCTATTTGCGCCAGGACGATGGCCAAATCGAAGTTCAGACCTTTTCTCCTTTACAACCCGATGAGCCGGCCAGAGCGCCGTTCGTTCTTCCCTACCAGCACAAGCAGGTGCCCATTGTGCAGTTGCCTTACGAGTTGATCGATGCGGGTTTTTACTCGAGCCGCGGCATCATGGAACTGGTGCAGATGTTTGAAGCCTCGGCGAGTAAGATGTGGAACGAGAAGCTCGACTTCATGTCCATCGCTAATCGGCCGGTGCTCTCGAGCCAAGGTGGCTCCATCAATGCGCAAAACATCCGGTGGGAACCAGGCGCGGTTTACGATTCGGCTTTGCAGCTTATCCAGCAACCTAGCCCACCGGTAAGTTTCGATGAGGAAATTAACAATACCCGGAGCCTCGCCGAGCAAAGGGTTGGCATACCTGATTTCGGCGTTGGCCAGGAGAATCAGCCTCAAAAAAACCGCACAGCGACCGAGACTAATGCGATCACGACGGTGATGCAGCAGTCTAACGACTTGCGTGCGCGCGTTACCAAGAACGCTATTGCCACTGTTTACGAGCAAGCTTGGTCGATCCTGCGGCAGTACAAGAAAGACAGTCTGGACTATTTCTGGCGCAACCGCCGGATTACGCTCGATGACGCCGCTTTTGACAACGCTTATGTGATCAAGCCTAACGGGAGCGTAGACGGATATAGCCGGGAACGCGAGATCCAGAAGTTGATGCAGTTGCGGCAACTGGCACAAGGAGCGCCCTGGATCAAGCTGCCGGAGATCGATCGCAAGATTATCGAGCTGATGGACTCGAGCTGGATCATGCAGGTGTTCGAGGAACCGCAGGACATCATGCAAGGTCAGCAGGAATTGCAGGCGGTCGAGAACTCGGTCATGCATGACGGGTTTTTGCCGCAGGTCAAGCCCAGCGATGATCATGTTGTGCATCTGCAAATTCTCACAGGCTTTATCGGCTGGTGTCAGCAAAACAAGAGACCACTCGAGCCCAATGTGATGCCGACCTTCATGCAGCACGCGCAAAATCACGTGCAAGCTGCGAAGCAAGATCCACAGTACATGAAGGCGCACGGGCCGCAGGTCCAGCAGATGGCCGCTCAGGTCGCTCAGATTCAAAAGCAGATGGCCGGGGCCCAGCAAGCTCAACAGAACGCAGGTCAAGCGATGATGGCCTTGCGCGGCGGTGGTCCGCCTCCTGGGATGCCTGGAATGCCTCCAGGCGGCCCGCCGGGTGCGGCTGGTGCAATGCCACCCCCAGGTGCACCGCTGCCTCCGCCACCGCCTATTCCGGGCAACCCTGCGGCTGGACCGCCATCGCCTAATGGTTCGGGAGGCTTGCCGATGTGACTAGACGGCTTACTCCGCGACAATGGTGTTTAGTTCAACGAGGTCGTTTCAGTCTTAATACGCGGCTGCGAGCAGCCAAGCTTTCCGAATGGAAAAAGACCTATAAAGGTTATCTGATTCCCGTATGGGTGGTGTCGCTGAGGCCGAAGAGAAAGATGTATCCAAAGCAATGAATAAAGCCATTCTCCAGTGGTATTTGCGGACCATCCTGGCCAAGCCGTTTTTGCGTGCGGTCGATTGGACTAAAGAGGAACGCGCGCAATTTGACTTGTTCGCCCGGTCAAGTTGCGGTATAAAGCTTTTCGAATTCCTGCGGCAAACTGTTGCATCTACGACTTTTAATGCTGTTTACCAAGAAAAGGTGAGCGCAAACCAGTATGCAAGAGGCATGCAGGATATTCTAGGTTTACTACATCGGCTGCGCGCTTTCCCTCCCGAGGTTGAGAGCGAGTTTGATCTTGATGAGGTTGAGCCACTACCGTCCCAACGAGACGCGTTTGATGGCCGGCGTTTCGGTTTTGGCGGCAATTCGGCCATCCGATAACACTGAAGATAATGCCCGAAACAACATCTGCGCCCGCGTCGGGCGAGGTGAGTGACGCCAGTTCTCCGAGTGAGCCTCAAGCCCAATCTCTGGACAGCGGCAGCTCTCAACCCGCTCAAAATGGCGCGTCTCAATCCGAAGGTTCCGAAGATAAAAAGCCAAAGGCTCTGAGCCGCTATGAGCGAACCAAGCGGCAGCGAGCCGCTTTTGCTCAAGAGCGAGCCGCTTTGGCTCAACGCGAGTCTCAGCTCAAGGCGCGTGAAGAACAGATTGCTCAAGCCGAGCGAGCTAGGACTGCGCCCAAAAAACCTGATTACACGATTGCTGAACTTCGCCAGTATCGAAAGAACTGGGAGGACGAAGGCAACTTTGACCTGGTCGAGAAGGCTGACAAGGAGATCGCACGTCTCGAGCAACTGGAACAACAGGAACAAGGCCAGCAGAGTTTTACCAACGAATGGCGAACGGCGGAAGGCGAACTGTACCAGGCTGATCCTGAATTCCTGCGTTCAGGGACCAGGCTTGACACCAAGTTGCGTGAGATCATGGGTGGTCCTGACGGAAATATCTATCGGCAGCATCCGCGCGGAATAGTCGCGGCGTATCATCGGGCTAGAATGGAACTCCTCGAAGGCGATTTCAAGTCGGTCACAGGGGAGAACCAGCAACTCAAAGCAGAGCTTAAACGGCTGACCGGCCTTACCTCGATTGGCGGCGGTGTTCCGGGCAGAATCGGCGGCAACAGGGTAGAGAATATCAACGATTTCTCTAAACTCTCGAGCGCCGATATGCGCAAACATTTGCGCAGCACCTCGGGCAAGGACGCGATGCCGTGGCTCTGAAAAGAATAGACACTCCGAATCAATTAACCTATGGCCACTGTTAACCAACCTGTTTACGGCGCTGTCAGTACTGTCGACAAAGCCGCTGAATACCGAATCTATTTCGCAAAAAAACTCCTCGAACACCAGATCGATAAGCTCCAACTCTACGACCCGGCTTACAAAGCCAGTATTCCGCAGGGCCAAGGCTCAAAGACTATCCGGATGTTCCGAGCGCCGCCGGCGAGCATTGCCAATGTCATTACGCTGACTGAGGGCACGCCTCCGACCAATGCTCCGTACAAGCTTATATACGAATTCATCACTCGCACTTTACAGCAATACGGGGGGTACGCCCAAGTGAGCGATATAGTGGATGAGACCGAATTCCTCGACACTGGTGATTCATTAATGACTAAATTCGGCGAGGAAGCCG